CTGTTCATTGTATTCTAACTGAATAACAAACTTATACCAACGTGCCATATTATCTACGTTTATTTGCGCAGCCGCAGCCGCGTTTGGGGGTTACTGTTCTTTGAATCGGTTGCGCGGGTTCTGATACGTGAATTGTACCGAGATAGTTATAATTGCCCGTTTGTTGTTCTGCATACCATTGTGCAGGGGTGAACTGGTATTCAGTACCGTTTAGCTTGTTCTTTGCTTTTATGACTAACATGTTATTCTTTAATATAGTTTTGTGACCTAACAGGATAGGCTATATGCCTACAATTATAACCGCCGCGATTTTGACAAAAGTTTTCGGGCGTTGTATTTGGTATCATTCCCGTACCTTCATTATTAGCAAATGCTATTTCTTCTTCTAAGTCTTTAAATAATATTAACCCTAATTTACCGTTTTTTGTTTCATTTACCCATTGTTCACATTGTTTGCGACTATCTTTTACAAGACTACCAACGTATAAAATAGCATCCATTTTATAACTTTTGCGCACCGCTTCATTAACCACCCCATCGTATTGTAGTAAAGCATCACGCGAAGCCTGCAAGCTAATACGTTTTAAAACGCCTTGGCGCGCCTCAGTAGTTGTTAATTGACCAGCTATAGAAGTGACCACATCGGTAAGGCTGCTACCTTGGTTAACGGCTACTAATAATTCCTGTTTAAGCGGGTTTATTAGCGTTGTTGTTAAGCCTTGACCTTGCATGGCTGCAACTACATTATTTACCGCCCAACTTTTAAAAGGATTCAAAAAACTTTTCTTAATATTTAATCCGTTTAGTTCGCTTTGTATTGTTTGTTGTTCAGCGGCTAAAGTATCAAAATTAGATAAAAAACCGCTTACCATGTCATTATATCCAGACTGTATTAAATAGCGTTCTATTGCACGTTTAAATGTACTAAGGCGGCTAATATTTTCTTTTGAACGAACTAAATTACCCGAACTTGTTCTAAACTTTTCAATCCACGCCACAACAGCCTTTACAAATTTCGGTTCTACTTTGTCGTACCGTTTTTGTAAAATTTCTATTGCTTTGTTGTTAATTCTTTCAGGTGCGTTTAGGTCCATTACTGATTATCGTTATCGCTATCTTCAATATCTTGTTGTGCAAACTGATTCATGTCTATTTGTGGCACTTCAACACTTGCAACCGCTTCAAACCTTGTCGCTAACTTTGCATCAATAGCATTCTTTATAGTAGTGTAATCGCTACCCATAATATCAAACCCATCATCATAATATAATTCAGTAACAGCATCAAAAACGAACTGTGCGCTAATTGCATCCTTTTCGGTTATTTGACCACTTGCCAAAAGCTGTACACGTTCATCAACTGTATAAAGATAAGCGCTGTTATACATAGCGCAAATGGTTGCTATTTGACGCGCTACAGCATCAGAATTATAACGGCGGTCAACGTAGCTTATATAAGATTCATAACGTATAGCCGTTGGCAAACCTTGCTGCGATAATGCAAATTCTGCCATTAGTTCTGTTTCTGTTTTTAGGTCAAACGAAATAGGCGGATTTACCATTATAGGACTTTCAGTATCCATAAATACAATAGCCTGAATAATTTTTAAAACATCCTTATAACGCGCATAAACATCATCGCTAATTTTACCTACTTCTATATATTCAGGTTCGCGGTCCATTTCTTTAGCCACGCCCGACTGTGCCGATTTTAAAGAACGGTTTATATTTAATACTTGTTCCGCTTTATCTAATGAAGATATTGCTACCTTATTAGTTTCCTGAATAGTAGAAACATCAGGGCTATAATATCTAATCGGTTCTACTTGCTGTTTATCGTTATCACCAAACTTTGAAGTAGTTGGATTTAGGTTATATGCTGCAAGCGGTGTTATGCTTAACGTTTTGCCATGCCCTAAACAAGTCTTACATGTTATTGAAGTGTCGTAATCATTTGGGTCAGGAACGCGCCCCACGCCATTACAACTGCTACAGTCAACGCCCTCAACAAATTTAATAGGGAAGCATGTCGCAAGCATAACCGATTTATGCTGATTATCAAAGATAGCAGCATCATTAAGATAAGGTATTGCAGGGCTAAAATCAGACTTGTAAATTTTAAACGTATTGCCATAAGAATCATATTTAGGAACAACGCGACCGCCCAAAGTAACCCAAGGCATTATGCCGCTGTTATGTTCATAGATAACCTCAAACATTGTTTTATCGCCATACGCGCGCGCTTGTGCGTAAAACATATCAGTTACTATGTGATAGTATAGCGGGTTTTCAATTCCTAAGGTAGCATATTTATTTTTGCTTATGCCTTTATATATTAGTAGTCTGTATTCAGGGTCGTTAAAAACAATCCTATCAGACTGTATTACTTTCATGTCAATGTTAACGCGCACATTATCTGTTTCAATCCCTTCGCCTTCGGGCTGAATTAAAAGAACGGCGTTAGGGTCAAGCACGCGGTTCGGAATAAATACAGAAAATATATAATTTTGTAAATTAGAATCGCCAAACTTTTCATTTTCGGCAAATTCTTTCATATCTGTATTTTCAAAACGTACAGAGTGTTTAGCAGAACTTAGCAGCCTATGCAATTCAGTTATAGCCTTAACTAATGGCGATTCTGTTTTAGGCTGATAGGTGTTTTTTCTATAAGCTAAAATTTGTTCATCTTCATTTGGAAATGCCTTGTCCAACGCGGGCGGCACTTCACCATAAAAGTGAGGTTTAATGCTTTCATAAATACGTTTCCAATCCGAGCGAAAAGGATGCACGGGCGGGTTTAGTATCGTAGCATTTACAGAATCTAAAAACTGATAAAACTGTTCTAAGTTCATTCTATTTGATTTTAAATAGGGCGGCTACATTATATAACCGCCCTTAAAACTATCTAACTATGGAGTAACAGTAATTACAATTGAACCAGTAACGCCCGAAGCGTCATTAGCTGTAGCGATTACAGTAACAGTACCCGCACCCGTAGCAGTAAGCAAACCGCCTACGCTAATAGTAGCAGTACCCGAACCGTTAACAACAGACCATGTAACAGTTGCATCAGTAGCGTTCAATGGCAGAATAGCCGCAAGCATTTGCAAGGTAGCACCATCGGCTACAGTTGTAACGTTACCTGTGCCTGTAACAACAATTGAAGTAACCCAACAAACGTTATAAGGCAATGTTAGTAAGAAGTCTAATGACAATTGGCTAAATGTACCTAACTGTTCATTGTATCTAAATTCAACAGTCCAATAAGCATCATCCTCATCAGTTTCTGCAATCTGATAAAACGGTCTAACTGTAACGTTTGAATACCAACCTAAGAAACGACCATCGCAAGTTACAAAACCAAATTCATAACCTGCAGCTTTAGCAGGATTTGAAAGGAAATTATAAAGCGCATCAATAGTAAATGTAAGGTCATTTTCAGCATCAGTAAGAGATACAACACGCGACTGTTTTACTACCTCCTCTTGTCCGCAGCTACCGCGTTTTTTAGTAGTAAATTCAGGTGCAGGCAAACCACCGCTGATACGGCTACCGTTTACGCGACCAAATACGTCTTTGTTTGCTATTGCAGTTTCCCACTCAGTAGAATCTGTAATATCATCAAATTCGTAGTTACATTTTTTTGCAAACCAACCAGCGATACCACCTGAATATACAGTTGAATCGCACGGGTCGCAAAGATAGTTAGGAGCGTTACTATCATCTATGCAAGGCGGGCAAACGCCGAACGCGCCCAAAAACCCATTTATGAAAGAAATATTATTCATGTTTTTTGTTTTTAAATATTTGTAAATGAATCACGACCTCACCTACATTGTTTGTTATCTAATCGACATCTTTTATCGAATGTCAAATCTAACAAAAACATACGGTTGTCATCGGGTTTAGAATCGTATCTAAAGTTTTGATACTGCACGCCATCTACAGTTACATAATTGCCTCTCACAGCTTGTTGTAGTAACTTAATGTAAAACGGCGGAACAGCGCCCGAAATAATGCCGTAATTTTCTGTTATATCTTTACTAATAACTACATTTCTATCATTTTCTACAATCGCTTCAGTATCGCCAAAGAACTCAACAGTTCCAAAAATGCGAAGCGAATTATAAAACGGTGTATTATTAGAACCTAAATAGTTAGTCAAAGTTCCGTAAAAATTACCGTTGCAATCATAATTTGCGTAAGT